AAGTAGTGTGTAACAAATTTCAAAGTGGGTCCTTAGCTCAGTTGGTAGAGCGTCTGCCTTACACGCAGAATGTCGGCGGTTCGAGCCCGTCACGATGTACCAGTTTTAGGATTCATGCAGCAAATTTAAAAATTTACTCATAGTGAAAAAAGCGAATCCTGTTAGATTTAATCCGAGTGTAGCGCAGTCTGGTTTAGCGCATCTGCTTTGGGAGCAGAGGGTCGTAGGTTCGAATCCTACTACTCGGACCAATAATAACAAAGAGAGATTAGAATGGGAAAAGGTTCAAGACCACGTCCTTTTAGCGTTCCGTTAAAAGAGTTAGATGAAAGACACGAAGTGATCTTTGGTGTAAAGGCAAAACGTGACCAATATGTTCCGCCTCCACTACCTGAAGATTATCATGTAGAAACAAAGAAAAAGATTGATTGGGGCAACAATGACACCAAGAGTTGATCAAATGAAAACAGGAACTTGCGGCTGCGGTCGTAGTCCAACTGGCAACTGTATTGGTTGGCACAGTCTAAGTGAAGATGCTTTTCAAGCACGCCTTGCAGAGTACACTGCAAAAAAAGAAGCCGCTGAATCAAAAGTGAAAGATTCGCAACAAGGCGGATAATGAAAATTCTTGTTACAGGTCATCGAGGCTTTATTGGACAGAATATGATACATGCCCTTAATGGGCATGATCTCGCCTTTTACGAATGGGGTGATACACCGCCAGTAGTTGATCGCTTTGATTGGGTAGTTCATTTAGGTGCTATCAGTTCTACTACAGAAACTGATGTTGAAAAAGTAATGCGACAGAACTTTGATTTTAGTTGCTGGTTGCTCAATGAATGTAACGAAGCAGGTGTAGATTTTCAGTATTCCAGTTCTGCCAGTGTGTATGGTTTGAATACAGACTTTAGAGAAGATGCTCCTAAGAATCCACTAAGCCCTTATGCATGGAGTAAGTATTTGTTTGATCGTTATGTCGAACAAAACAAGTGGCAAGGCATTCGTGTGCAAGGTTTCCGTTACTTTAATGTATATGGACCACATGAAGATCACAAAGGCAATCAATCAAGTCCACATCACAAGTTTACTAAACAGGCTAAAGAAACAGGTGTTATCAAGTTGTTTATAAACTCCGAGCAGTATTTGAGAGACTTTGTGCCAGTTGAACAAGTTACAGATATTCATAAACAATTTTTCAATGTAGAGAAATCGGGTATTTGGAACTTAGGTACAGGCGAGCCACTTAGTTTTGATTATGTTGCAAGAAATATAGCAGCTCAATACGATGCCAGGATTGAATACATTCCGATGCCTGATGCACTTCGAGCTCAATATCAAACATACACTTGTGCAGATTTGACTAAATTAAGGGAAGCACTTGATGAAAAAGATCGCAGTTAACGGAACATTCGATATACTGCATCGAGGTCATTTAGATATGTTAAAGTTTGCTCGCAGCCTAGGCGACGAGCTACTTGTTATTATTGACACTGACCGAAGAGTAAAAGAATTAAAAGGCCTAAGCCGTCCTATCAATTGCCAAGAAGATAGGAAATACATGTTAGAGAGTTTAAAATATGTAGATACTGTTGAGTTCTTCGATAGCAAAGAAGATCTTAAACGTGTGCTAGAAGCTTATAAACCTGACGTCATTGTCAAAGGTAGTGACTGGGCAGGTAAGAGCACAACGTCTCAACTGTATTGCAAAGAGGTAATATATTATGACAGAGTCGGGGACTACTCCACAACAAACACAATTCAACGTATTGCTGATCGGTGATGATTGCACTGACACTTACACGTATGGATTTGTTAATCGCATAAGTCCAGAAGCACCTGTTCCTGTTTTTGAGCCACATTCTCAAATTGTTTTGAGAGGTATGGCCGGTAATGTGTATAACAACTTAGCAGAGTTAGGTTGCAATATAAATTACTTGCACGGTAGAACAAGTGAAAAAGAACGCTTGATTGATAATCGTAGTAAGCAACAGTTGGTAAGAATTGATAGAGACGCTATAAGCGAACCGCTTACATTTGCATCTGCTATTCCTCCAATGTATGATGCCATTGTTATTAGCGATTACAATAAAGGTACAGTTACATACGACTTAGTAGAAGAACTACGCAACGAGTTTAATGGACCTATCTTTATTGACACAAAGAAAACAGACCTGGCACGCTTTAATGGGTGCTATGTAAAGATTAATGAGTTAGAAAAAAGTCGTGCAACTAGCTTGCCTGACGATGAGTGGTTAATTACCACTTACGGTGAAAAAGGTGCTATGTGGAGACACAGTGCATTTTCTTCAGAAAACTCTGTAAAAGTAGCAGACGTAACAGGAGCCGGTGACACATTTTTGTCGGCCTTGGTCTATGAATACTTAAATACAAATGACATGAAAGCAGCGATTGTATTTGCAAATAAAGCAAGTTCGATTACTGTGCAACGTATCGGAGTTTATGCTCCGACGTTAGAAGAGATTAAGCGGGTATGATGTAATGGTTGCCTGTGACCTTGCCAAGGTTATCGTAGGAGTTCGATTCTCCTTACCCGCTCCATAATAAAAATAATATGACAAGATTAGACGGATTCGTAGAAAAAGGTTGGGGACATGAGTTTATCTTTGCAACCAATGATAAGTATTGCGGTAAGCTGTTGAAGTTTAACAAAGATGCCCGGTTTAGTATGCACTTTCACAGTGTTAAAGACGAAACTTGGTATGTGTTAGATGGTAAGTTTAAAGTTATTGTAATCAATACTGCAAACGCATCACAAACAGAATACACATTAAGTCCCGGAGACACTTGGCACAATCCTCCATTGTTGCCACATCAAGTTATTTGCATTGAAGAAGGCACGCTGATTGAAGTTAGCACACCTGATTCAGTTGAAGATAACTATCGTGTTGCTAAAGGTGACAGTCAGAAATAACTCGCTATCGTATAATGGATAATACAAGGCACTCCTAACGCTTAAATGTAAGTTCGATTCTTACTGGCGGGACCAGTTTTAGGGTATATCACTTTGGTGGTATGCCCTTTTTTTACGATTGACGTTTCTTAAAAGTTGTGCTATAATATTTTATAAAGGAGAAATTTTATGCCGTGGATTGAAAATGTATCGTTCGGTGATGTTCCCCGTGGCCGTCATCACAACGCAGGTGAAAACTCTATGCTGATTCAGATTGTGGATCCAGACATGGAATTTCCTACGCCTATGCACAAGTTCAAAGAAACACATCAGTTTAAGTTTTTGGATCTTGAGAAAGACGATGATGCTGACGAAGCATTAAAGGTTAGCGATACACAAGCAGAACAGCTTGTAGAACTGTTAAAACACGCCTTAGACAAGCGCATGAATGTTGTTGTGCATTGTGTAGCAGGCGTATGTCGTAGCGGCGCTGTCTGCGAAGTAGGCGTTATGCTAGGGTTTGACGATTGCGAAGTGTTTCGTAGTCCTAACTTGTTAGTCAAGCACAAGATGATGAAATACTTAGGTTGGACGTACGATGAACAAGAGCCGCATACCATTAATGGTATAATACTAGATAGTGGATTAATCGTTCCTGCAAAGGCAATTGAATGGACTAACGATAATGAAAAAGTCTTTGCATTGGCAAAAGCTCGAAAAGAAAGAAGAGAACAAGAAGGAGAGTGATGTATAAAGTAATAGGTAAAGAAGAAACATTCAAGGTTCTTACACTTGCAGAAGCAATGAACCTTGCAAAGCACATGAACGAGTTTGTGACTATCAAAGGTCCGGACTTTGAAATTGTGGGTATATTTGGTGTAGATTCTATTAAAGATGGAGTTTGCCCAGACGGAGTTAAATACGATTGGAACAAAGCAAGCCGAATAGGTGCTCCAAAAAGAAACGAAAAGGTAAGACAAAATGAAAAAGATGATTGAGATCCGTGCCGCAGAAGGCGGCGATGATAGTAAACTATTTGTAAAAGACTTGGCACAAGCCTATATTAAATTTGCACACAGCAAAGGCTGAGCTACCCGCCTGATAAATGAATATCTTGGCGA